TACCCGAAACAAGAATAATCCAGAAGGTTCCACGGAACCCGTCGGTGCCCTGTTGCCCCGCAGAGAGTTCATGGGAGTTCCCACCAAGTACGCTCAGATACTGATACCGATTGCGGTCGTTCTTTTGGTGCTCGCTATTCTCTTGGCTAAGTAATAATGGCTAGGTCATCTTACACGACACCTGGTCTCCCAGACTTCAACTACGAATATCACACGATATCATTTGACACACTGGATCAAACGAGTTCCAATAACTTTACTGTGTACTTCAATACACCTTTGAAACAGGTGGTTCAAGCACGTCTGTTGGGTCTCCACGTCCACACCCGTGGATCTGTGGAACACCTCTATATGCGAATCCGCGAATTGGAATCCAACTTCAATGACCGACTCACCAAGGACCCGCCGTCTGTTACAGCAGTTTCACCGGTTCAGTCCATTGCCCGTGGTGCTTTTGGGTCAATTATTAGCGACAATGATCAGGGTTCGTCATCTGACCAGCTGATTATTTTCAAAGACAACTACGATCAAATTACTCAATTTATTCATCCTATAGAACATTTGGACAGGTTGACTGTGAAGTTATATAACCAGAATGGGGCTCTCATCCCAGTTCCACATGGCGGTGCTGAGGTCAATCACTTCATCATCAAGTTTGTATGCCGTTCACCCAACCTTCCAGGGAGGCAGACGCTTCCATGGGTTCAGTCTAAGGCTGGCATTTAGATGTCGTCCTCCTCGACCACCTTGACCGTCCACTCCTGATTGGGTTGCTCTTTGATTAACTTGTCCAGACGCATCTTGGTGGCCTTGACCGTTCGCTTAACATGTTCGGCCAGTTCCTCTATCTTCTTGTCTTTGTTCTTCAGGAGCCACTCTTCATCCTCGTTAGACCACCGACCCGATTTCAGGGTCGAATGTTCCTTGGCGATCTCGAGAGCCATCTTCTTCACCTTGGTGAGTTGCCCCTCGAGACCTTCAATCTCCTTGATAAGATCATCGATCGTAGGCTTGGGTGCCGGTAACAGTTCTTGGTGACCATGCTCGCGATGCCAAAGGACCTTATCCCAGAATGCCTTCATGATAGGCACGTTGGTCGCCCACCACTCGCGGTCCCGTGGAATCTCCACGCAGACGAACTCAGCAGGCTTGGGGTAGGTGATTTCGGCAGGTCGATATTGCACAAAGTCACAGACTTCCAACTCGAGGCATTCCATGAGCACCTGAACTTGTGCATAGTAGTATTCGGGTGGTGTTCCGTCACCAATGGCTCGTGACCTTGGACACTTGATCTCTAAAAGTCTTCCGCTATATGTGATGCCATCGGGTGATCCACCGATCCAGTCGAGGGTGTGGTGGGGTTCCAAACCAATCTCAAAGACCTGTTGATTGTGGCGTTGTTCGTAGATCTGCCGGGCTTCATCTTCGTACTTCTGCCCGTGCTTAGTCGCCCAGTCGTTGAAGGGTTCACTGACGCCACACTTTTTCAGAATCAACTTCTCGGGTTTTTCGTAGGGATTCACACCTATCGCCGTACCGGCATCGGATGCCGTGAGCATCGTGCCCCTCATCTTGAACCACGCATCGGAACGTTGTTCAGGATAAGTCTTGTTGAAAAACTTCTCCGCTTGGGGATGCATACTAGTTAGCATAGGGCTCTAATGTTTAAGTGGAGGACTTGGTCGGGGTCTTCTTCTTGCGTGACTTCTTGGGTTTTTCTTCTTCCTGAATAACTTTTTCAACTTCGGTGACGGCAGCTGCTGCGACCTCGACAACCTCGGGGACCGGTTCCGGCTCGGGTTCCTCCTTGACCACCACGGGCTCTGGAACCGGTTCCGGCTCGGGCTCCTCCTTGACCACCACGGGCTCTGGAACCGGCTCCGCAGAAAGCATCAATCGAAGACCCTCGACGTCCACGACCTTTTCAAAGTGCTTAGCGAACTCCCTGAAAACACCGTTGCCACGCTTCTCCACGACAACCACATCGGGTCCGAAAGCCTTCACGTCTGAGATGGACTTCACGGGAAATCCTGTAGGGACATCCACGATCACATTACCTGACTTGCGACCCCACGCACGAATCTCATGACCTGCACACATCTCATTGACTGTCTTGGAAATAGGATTGATAAGGGCGACCTTCATTATTACTTTCTGTGGACATTTTTAATCATGGCATTGGGGCGTTTGGATGGAACCAGTCTCTTTTCAAGTTTCTCCTCGAGACGTTTCAGGGTAAAGTAGGCACCGGCCTGCTCGGCTTCCTTCTTAGTGGAACCCTTACCGGTCCCCCACTGATGTCCCTGGACGTAGACACCCACTCTGAACTTGGTGGCGTCCACGTGATCTAACTGACGATACTCTGGCAAATCCCACTTCTGAGCCTGACAGACTCGCATCAGGATGTCCTTGTAGTTGTCATCTACCATCAGCCTGTCCAAACGGATGAGGTCTGGGTTATCCAGGACACCCAGGACGAACTTCTTGGCTTCGATCATCCCGAGATCCAAGTAGATGGCGCCCACAAATGCCTCAAAGACATCTTCAAGAATCTTTGGATTATTGTTCCATCCATTTCTCATCCCCTTTTCATCCATCTGAACCCAGTTGTGAAATCCTAGTTTGGCAGACACATCCGCCAGCGTCTTTCCACAGACGATCTTTGTTCTCGCACGAGTTAGAAATCCCTCCTGCAGATTCTCGTACCTATCGAACAAGTACTTGGTGACAATAAAGCCCAACACGGAGTCGCCCATAAATTCCAATGTTTCATAGGAACCCTCGACGCCATCGTGTTGAACAGAAGATTTGTGCTGGAAAGCCTTTCGGTAGACAACGATGTTTTTGATGTTCGTACCGATGATGGCTTCAACCTCCTGAGTGGATATCATTTTCTAAAAGTAAGGTGCGTTTTTTGTTTAAGCCTTGATGAAGTGCTTGGAGATGTGCTTCTGCAAGGTCATATAAGAGAGGGTCTCTCCCTGAGGTGTTTGCAGGAGCTTCTTCAGCGGCTCATCCTGAATAATCTTTCGTCCATCCTCTGGGTGAGACAGACCCTTATCCTTGACGTACTGCTTAACGAAACGGGTCACGTCCGTACGGGACACCTCGGTGCCCTCAGCGAGACCCATGAAGTCGGTCAGGTCCTTGGTGACCTTGCTGGGCTTGTTGAACCCGGTGTTGGCGGCACGCTCCTTAGCCTTGGACCCATCAGGATCATCCTGAACCTTGGCGATCTTGCGAACCAACTTGGTGAGACTCTTGATCTCCTTGCGCATCTCGGTAAGCTCCTTCATCACATCCTCGGTAGACATTGTTTTTTCGTACTTACCTTTGTTTTCTTCTCTTTAATTTACTTCTCAAGGAGAGATCCCCCGACACCGCTGAGGATCTTGTAGGACATGGATTCACGGACAAGTGCCTGGTCACCACAGTACCCACCCGGGGTCAGGTCCTTGGTGTAGTAGGCGGCATCCTTGCCTGGGCCGGGCACGCAGTCCAGCTTGTAAGGAAGCTTGGTGATGGCATCGCCGCTGATCATGGGCTCGACCTCCACCGGCTCCGGGGACAACCTGTACCCACTCTTCTTCATACCCATGAAGCACTTGACGTACATGAGCACCACGATGGCAATCACGAGCACGAGGGCAAACTGACTACTGATCATACTTCTTTACTAGAACATTTGATTTTTTTCTGCGTTAAAGACTTGATGATAAGTTTATAGACTGACACCAGAAGACATGGAGGATTTCGAGATTGAACTTGATAATAATAGCGAGATCATGGTCGACCTGGACAATGATGAGCAGGATCTTTTCAACGGCGTCGTCCTGGATGCCACGAGGCGCAAGCGAACGAACAACCCGAGCATGAATGACCGCCCTGTTGAAGCACCTGTATCTTCATTCATGGCATTCGCAAACCACGGAAAGCAGACGCCTTCGGCACGTCCTCCTCCGCCACAGGAAGAGCCGGAAGATCATGGAGAGGGTTTCGGTGACGACTATGGAGGTGGCGTTGGTCTCGAGGGAGGCTATGACGAAGATGCGCCTTCTCCTGGGTACAAGTCCATCGATGACGAAAAGGCTGACCTTCTGAATAAGATCACTCGCCTGGAGAAGAAGGGGATTCGTTCCATCGAGCGACTGAATATGCATTCATCGATTCACGACATTCGCGGTGAGGTCAAGAGGATGTCCTACTCGATCGAGGTGGATCAGTCCGTCAAGATGCAGCGAAGGATGCTCATCGCCTGCGTGACCGGTATTGAGTTTTTGAACAAGCGCTACAATCCCCTGGACATCCACTTGGACGGGTGGTCTGAGTCGGTGATGGATGGCGTGGATGATTACGATGACGTCTTTGAGGAACTTTACATCAAATACCGCGGCAAGGCGAAGATGGCACCTGAGTTGAAGTTGTTGATGATGCTCGGAGGTTCGGCGACGATGTTCCATCTGACTCATTCGATGTTCAAGTCTGCGATGCCCCAGATGAACGACGTCATCAAGCAGAACCCTGACCTCATTAAGAGCATGATGTCTGCCGTGGCAAACACCGCCAAAAGCGCCCAAGAAAGGAACGTGGATCCTCGCCCGGCGCCACCGATTCCTCGAAGAGAGGTTCAGGGACCGAACATGGATCTTTCATCATTGATGTCGACATTTATGACCCCCCAGTCCACCACGACCCGTGACATGGAGGAGATTCGCCCACCGGCGGGACCGTCAAGCGACGGCAATATTGAGGACGACATCTCGGACATTGTGAGTGTGAATGGTTCGGTCAAGGACGTGGAAGTTTCCGCCCCCAAGAAGAAGCGTGGCAAGAAGGGAAAGACGACACTTGAATTGTAAATAATTTCCTAGTTGATACTAAATAATGGTAGGCTATTGTTCCATTGATGATGCCTACGGAGGGCTTCCTCGGGAAACGGTCAAGGCACCGCCGGCTCCCGAGAAGGCTGCTGATAGGATGTTACCGACCGACAGGGTGGAGTTCTATGAGGTCGAGGGTGTGATGGATTCGGAGTTGGGTTACATGGTGGTCCTCTTCATGGCAGGGGTTGCTGCTCTGATTCTGAGGGACATTCTTCGTGCTCTATCTTGAGAAATCGCTTTCCAGTGATATAGCCATGATAGAATAGTTCCGTTTTCTTGTCATCGTCCATAGAAAAATTAAATGCCTCGCCTTCTTTCATCTTGATGTAGATGGTAGGCTTTTCATAGACCACTCTATTTCTCATAATCGAAGTAATAAAGTGTTGTATGAAATCGACAAACGACCCTATATGGGGTGGCTTCTCCATAGAGGGTTCAGGATCCAGTTCAATTGAAACAAGTTCTTCCATGTCCTTTCCCATGAAGGGCGTCAGTGGACACGTTTCGAATGCTGCTAGATCTACGTAGCGATGTCCCTGATAGACCACGGACTCGAACAAAAATGGTATACTGATGCTCATGCAGACCGCGTGGGACACTGACATGTCAGGATGGGTGTGATGTGAAAAGTAACAACTCCTTTGCAACGTGATGTTGTATGCCGACACGTAAAAGTCCAGCCCGCACCAATCCTTGAGTTCCTGAAATGTGAAATCTTCCTTTCCAGACAACTCCATGCAGATCTTTGTGAACACTTCTTTCCACCTGGTTGCTGGCACCAACCCATAGTTGTTCAGAAGAGACTTTAAGTTCAGTCGCATAAGTGAATTAACATCTGCAGCATCTCGGATGATTCTAAAAAGTCTGATGATGTCCCACTTGGCAACCAGACATCCAAATGCCACAATGGATCCAGCAGATGATCCAGCAACGGCTTCGAGATCTTTGGTTTTATCGTAATTGTAAAGTGCATAAACTGCACCCAGGATTGCATAGAATCCCATGGCACCGGGACCCACGACGAGATACTTCATCCTTTTTAGAACTCGAGAGGACTTTGTGAGCGAATAACCGCGAATAAGATCCAGTAAAGAAACGTGTTCCTTATGATCATGTCTTGATTCGTGGTTATCCCGCTCAGAAGAAAGTACAATCCGGATGCGAGATAGACCTCGCTTGGCCGAACCACGTACTTCATCGCCCCACGCAGAATGATTATATACAGGATACCGAACACAGAGGTCATTCCCAGTCGATCCACCAACCCACCCATACCCGTGACGGCGGGTGACAGGAAGGCGAAGAGGACGGTTGGAACAATGACCTTTGTACTTGTCACGTCTGGCAGTCTTACCATATCTATTGATTGCCAACATTTAATCTAACAATAGTATTCATTTTTACAAAACTCGGAAAACGTAAGCGCCACCGGCACCATATTATCATAACAATGTTGTCTGTATAACTCCCAGTTATTCCACAATTCATCACTATAGTAGGCTATCCAATCCTCATACTCATATTCATTAGGATCCACGAAGCCTTCATCTTCCTCATTGTCGTAATCCTCAATCACCTGAGGCTCGGAAGCAATTGGAGTATAGTCAAGAAGATTAGATCCCACCATTTTGGTTACTTATTTACTCTTCAGATTTCTTCTTTAACTTGAGTTGAAGGCTTGATGTCTCCTTGGGCTCTAACTTATCCTCAATCTCCTTGATGATCTGGTTGAGGCGTTCCTGACCTCCCTCAATATAATTTGGTAGTTCGTCCATTAGGATTTTCTTAGTGATTGCGGGCTTCTTGACTGACGTCTTCTGGGTGACCTTGGTACCGCCACGCGTCTGGACATCATCAATCTTCTGAGCCTTCATGTATCCACCGATAAAGGTCTTCAAACTGGACTCACGCTCCTTGAGTACCTTGATCGCCTTTTGTGCCTCCGTCAATTGCGTCTTGATCCCCTCGAGTTCGGCAATCGCCTCCTTGAACTGATCACTAATCGGCATTCCGTCAGACATAGTTTTGTTAACCAGTGGTGTAATTTCTTTAATTCAAAAACAGTCAGAGTTGTTTCCCTGAATGTCTCTAAAAATGTATTAAACTAGATCAATCTAAGCGGTACCCTGGCCAATCTCGAAAGCGGGGCGCATCTGATCCGGGACGATCGTGGACGTGTTGAAGATCGTGACGGGGTCGCGAGGGTTCGGGGGCTCCGAACGGATCTGCTGATTGGAATTCCGGAGAGCACCGCCGACGGTCTCGGGGTAACCAATGAGGGCGCGGGGGTTCAGGTAGTTCTGACCCTTGAGGATGTCATCGGGAGCAAAGTCACCGAAGTCCTCCTGAGCCGCCACATCGCGGGGGAGCAGGCTGGAGGCAATCCCCATCCCGTTGGCAGCCGCGGCGGGCACGGACAGAGAACCACCGTTCACAGGGGCAGGCATGGACGCATCCACATTGGCACCCTCATAGCCCTCCTTGCCGTTGATGTAGCTCCAGCTGTACATCCCCTCCTTGGGGGCCATTCCGAGGGCACGGCGGATCGCGCCGTTGTTCGCCCACATAAAATAACCCACGGCAACGAGCAGAGCCAAAAGCAACATGGTCTCGGTCTTCATCATCTTAACCTTCATATCGTTTAATGTTACTTACT